CAGTGGATACCTGTACGCCCTGATGCTTGGAAAGATAAATATGATTGTACGGTATCTGTTGCTTTAGGCAATGGAAGCAAAGATCAACAGATGGCTCATCTGTCACAAATGTTACAGTTTGCCGGACAGTCTATGAGCGGTGGATTAAGAATTGTTACTGAGCAGAATATGTATAACCTTGGGGCGGCGCTTGTTAAGGCAATGGGATTTCAGAATGTTAATGACTTCCTGACCGACCCATCTCAGAATCCACCCAAAGGGCCGTCACCACAGGAACAAATGGCACAAACCGAGCTTCAAATCAAGAAGGGTGAGTTAGATGTCAAGGTTGCCGAAACACAGATCAAACAACAGAAGGTCCAGCTTGATGCCGCCAAGTTACAGGCAGACACAGCCATGAAAGCGGCAGAAATCCAGCTAGAGGCTGAACAGGAGAGGCCTGTAGGAATAGGTTAAAAAGGAGAAAAGAAGTTAATGACAGATGAACAAAGAGAGGAACACGCTAAACGCCTCCTTTCTGATGAGTTGTTAAATGAAGCATTTGATGTACTGAAAAAAGATTTAATGAGCCGCTGGAACGCTAGTGGTTCTACAGAGTTAGAAGCCAGAGAATCAATCTGGCTTGCTATGAGACTGCTTGATAAGCTTTATAACCATATATCGTCCATAGTTGAAACTGGACACATGAATAAGGTCTTATCACAGCAACACCCATTCATTTAAGAGGAATAAATTATGGCGGACACGCAGTCAGCCCCGCATCCGGCTACACAGCCACTACAACCCGCTTCCGGTAGTATAGCGGAAGCAGAAGAGGCATTACTTGGGCTTCTGGAACCTGAAAAGGAAACTCCAGAAACTGAGGAAGCCGCACCTATAGAAGAGGAAGAGTCTACAGAAGAAATTCAAGACGAATCATTGGAAGAGGAGCCTGAAGAGGAAGAATCTGAAGAAGAGGAAGACGACGAAGGCACTGAGGAACGCGCAATAGAAGGAGATGACCTTTATGCTATCACTATAAATGGTGAGGAACATGAAGTAAGCATGGACGAACTATTGAAAGGTTATTCGCGCCAATCAGATTATACCAAGAAAACACAAGAACTGTCAGAACACCGGAAGGCATTTGACGGCGCTAGACAACAAATGGC